GCAGGTTGTGCAAAAATAGATGTTAATGGATGCAAAAATGCTATAGAAACTCCTCAACAGGCTCCACTTTTGCAATATTCAGTTGATTTTTGTATTGGAAAATGTGTGACAGACTTGCCACAATTAGAATTTGATGTTATACTTGTTCTTGTTCAGGGAATAGTATAGATTCTTTCGTGGGTCTGTACTTACATATGGAATGATATTGGCGTATCATTCAGAAGATCGATGCTTTGGCGAGTGTCGGTCTTCTTTTTTTGTTTCCAACTATATCATACGAACGCTTGTTCGATTCGTCAACTAGTAATATGTTTTTTCTGTTTCTGTTCTCCTCTCTTCTTATGTGACACTTATCTCACTCATGTCTGTGTGTCTCTGTATCTTTCGATGAAACAATCATATCACCGTTTTATTGTTGTGTCAACGATTTTTATACATTTTTATTTCATTTTCCTGTATTTATTCATTATTATTGTATTATATAAATTGTATTTAAGATTGGAGTACGCATTTTTGCTTCTTTCAATTTAATATCTACGCATATAAGTTGTGTATTTGTATAAAAAATGATATTATTGTATAAAATACATTTTTTAAAAAATTAACTTACAATTTATAAGGAGGTTGAAACATATGGCTGTTGCAACACCCATTCCTAGATATGATAAAACACAATTGCTTTTAATTGATGGAAAAGAAATTCGTCTAATAGATCACTTACAAGAATTGCGTATAGAAAAAGGCATTACTAAAAAGAAAATTTCCAATTTGATTAAACATAATGATTACTGGTATTCTCAGGTGGAACGAAACGGTAAAAATGGAGATGATAACCGACAGAGAACAATATATAAACCTGATCTGATTAATATTATTGCAATTGTCAAGTATGGTGCTCAAACCGCTTCTGATTTGAATGAATTCCATAATAAGAGCGAAATATATCTCAATAAAATTATAAAAGCTCTCCCATTAAAAGAATCTACTAAGAAATTAAAATGGTATGATATCCATAACAATCGAAGTCCAGAAGAACAGGAACGATTATTTTCTTCTCTTTTAGCTACTCACGAAAAATTATTACGCCAAGCCTTTGATGATTTAGAAAGGAATGGAGATAGAGATAACTATTTAAATTGTTTAAAAAATATTAATACTTCCTTACGTATAGATCCTATGTTTATACTGTTCCTTTCTGGTCTTCCATATGCAGATTTTTTGTATGAAACCAAACAAGAAGATTTATATGCTTTTCTTCGCAGTATAATGCAAATTTTAGATTCTTTTAGTAATGATGAAGATAATGAAAATCAAAAGAAAATAGCATATTATTTTTCAAAATTACAGGCAGAAGTAACTGAATATACTGGTAAAAGTCTCAAAGACATTTACAATAATCGTATTGAATACTTACCTATTGATGAAATTTCCTTTTAGATACAAAATTCCCTCCGGCACTACAAACCGGAGGGTTTTCTTTAAAACAAATCGCTATGAGTTCCTGTTGTTGTCAAGTAAAGATATTATTGCAAGTGCAGTAGTTGGTGCAAGGATACCAGTATCAACTAAATCTTCTAATTCAGGAATAAGTTTTGTAAGTTTTTTATAATTATTGAGAGTATCTACCGAAATCCCAATCATTTCCGCTAATTGTTCTTGATTCAAGGAGTCCGAAACTTTCGGAGTCCTATCAAACTGATTATTGCCATGCTCAATTCCATAAATTCTTTCAAGTTCTTTGATACATCTACCAAGTTTCTTTGCTGTTTGTGAATCTGTCCAAGAATCTTTTCTTCCATCAATTTTGCTATTCACTCCAATTGGAGTGAAATCCACATGTTGATTTCCTTGAAAAGTTTTTTGAGCTTCTGACTTTTTCTTTTCGTTCTCCAAAGCAACTTCTTTTTGAAATTCTTCTGTCATAGCAAGTTTTTCACCGGTAGAAAGATTTTTAGATGATAGCTGATGAGTAAGCATCCAATCCATTGCGTCAATTTAGCGCAACTACATCTGTCCACAATATGAAAGAATTTTTTCTTTACAGCTACGACTAATATTTAGCCCTATCGCAGTTAATTCACTTATTTCAGCATCACCAAATAAAAACTTATAAGCAACTTTGAATCTTTTACATCCATCCTCTAATTCATTGTTTTCACCACATTCTGATGATGCAAAACGTTTATATAAATATTGTCCTTCTGGAAGCATTTTCACTATTTCTAAAAATTTACTATTTCCATCTAAAAATTTTCTTTTTTCTTCCATATTTTTCATACCTAAAATAATAATAATAGGTACAAAAAGAGATATACATATACCTTCGGACGAATTATCATTTAAAGCATTGCAGTTTTGAAGTTTATTTATCTTGTCTCGATATATCAAGAAATCTCTTCTACTTAATTTAAAGTATCTGACCAACATATTAGAAATAGATATGAAAAAATATTGATTTTTATTATTTTGATATATTTCTGTATCAAATGTTTGTAATTCCGGCAAATGCGCTTCGAGATCAAAAAATTTATTTAAATATCCCGTTGAATCAAAACCATTTCCATAATAGTTCAAGATTGTATGTATTAGCTGCTCTTTATTTACAGATACAATAAATATTATTCTATCATCATCAAAATAATGTTTTATACGTTCCAACATTTCCAAAGCATAACTTGGCTTGCATCTATCCAATTCATCAATAAAAATAACTAATTTCTGTGTCTGTTCTTCTATTATCTCATTAAATATTTCTTTCACTTTTTGTCTAATATCTTCAGCTAATTGAATGTCTTTAAAAATGTCCTTTTCTATAAATGAATCTATTACTTTATCGCCACCTATTGAAAACATTCCTAAACTCACTTGTACTGATTTAATCAAATCTTTCAATTTTTCGGTTTTATCTTTTGTAAGTTTAGAATCTATCCAAATGCCACATTTTTTAACAATCACATAAAGTAATGACATTAATGGATCACCGTGATTATCATATAACCATGCATTATAATATACTGGAAGATATGAATGTTTTAAATCAATTTCTTCTAATGTTGTACCAGTAAAATATAGCTTCATTTTATCCAGTTCATCTTGGGTATCATCTGTACTAAAATTTTTCATTGTCTGATATTCCAATGTTTTTTCTATTTGCCGAACATAAAATGTTTTCCCCTCTCCCCATCTTGCGTCAAGACTAATAAACATATTTCCTTCGATAAGTTCTAATGCTTCTATAAAATCTTTGATTTCTGTATTTCTCGTTCCATTCTGTTCTTTAATTGACTGTAAAATATTTTCATCCGTAGCTTCTAATGTTGCTCTTTTCATTTGCTAAACATCTTCTTTCTTTTTTATACATCTTCAAGGTGCTTACTACCCTAACACACTATATAGAAGAAATCAAGTTATTTTATCATGATATTGTATTTTCAGAATTTTATTAGTATTTTCAATCAAATTTTATGATTACCAAAATATATCAAAAATTTTTAATCTTACATCCAATCGGACGAACCATGTAATTGGCAGGATAAAAGAAAAGCACCTTCAGAAGATCAATTTTATCTTCCGTCAGTGCCTTTCTTATTTTATTTGTCGCTATAATGATACCTACATGCCAAGATGTAAATATTTTTCTCATCAATCTTATAAATCAAGCGATCTTTATCATTAATCCGTCTACTCCAGAAACCAGCCAAGTTTCCCGATAATGGCTCTGGCTTTCCTATGCCTTCATTTCCATTTCGGTCAATATCTTTTAAAAGATTATTTATTTTTTTCAATGTCTTTTTATCTTCTGTCTGCCAGTAAGTATAGTCTTCCCAGCCATTATCAGTAAATACTTTATTCATCTTCTAATACCTCAGACAATGCATGAGAAGTAAAATTTCCACTTTCCAGCTGCACTTTGGATTCCATTAACCAGTCATAATTTGCTTTATTTCCCATAACATAAACATTTTCCATTAAGTTATTGTAAGCTTCTTCAGACATCATAACAACATTTTTATTATTTTTGCGAGTAACAATCATTGTCTCATAATCATCCGTCACTTGATCCATATAACTTTTCATATTATCTCTTAAAGACGTATAATTTACAGCTAACATATCATTCACCTCCGTACAGTTTTCTGTACTTAAATTATAACGTACAACATTCTGTACGTCAATATGTTTTTATAATTCTTAGTTATTATAAAACTCTTTCAATAAACGATTTGCATTCTTATTCGCTTCTTTAACATTTACATCCGGGAACTGCTCTTCTAAATATTCAATAAGATCTACATTCTTATGATTGATTGTTATTTCAATATCTGTTTTCTCTGTTAATCCACCATCTGTTAGCTTATCAAGTAAAGCAACTATTTCAGCTCTTTGCGAGTCGTTCATCTTACTGTCATATATATCCAGCATTTCCTTTACTTCTTCTAATCTTCTACATGTTTTTTCATCTATCTTCTTATCAAGATCCTCTTTAGTCTTAAATTTTTCTTTAGATTTTAATATTTGATTTTTTTGCGTTTGCTTAATGGATAAAACTTTTGCCTTTGAAAATAACTCCTCTTGATACTCATCGTCTAACTCTGAATACAAAGTAATCAACTCTTCTATTTTTTTAGGATCAAGATTCATGTTTTCACCATCCTTTACAGCTTTATATTATATGCTATATTACCTGAATGAAACCTGCTACCATATTGGGGTTTACTGGTGGTACAATTTCAAATTTGAAAGTCCCGTTTCATCTGCTGTTAATTTTCTCTTATCATTTAGCTTTTGTTTCTTTTACGCCTGTTGGAATCTCTTCTCTTCCCTTTTCTCTTAAGACACCATTTACAAGATTAATTACAAAAGGATTCACTCCATCATAGCCTTCTTCTTTTGCAAGATTTTTAATTACATCTCTATATCCTTTAGGAACTCTTATTTTAATATCTTCCAACTGTTTTAAATAATTATTATTGGAATCTCTTTTTTTATCACTTAAAGCCAACATTCCGTCCTCACTTTCTCTATTATCAAGAACTGATCTCCAGCCTTTTTAATAGTATATCATAAGTCCTCTGTTCTGTCATATTTAAGATTAGCACCGACAGAAATAATTTCCATCAGTGCCATTCTCTTAAATAATTTTTCGCAATATTGCAGATGATATTTCCCACATAAAATTCCCTTTTCGCTTCTTATCCATTTGATACATAAAGATATTTGTGACACGATTTGTGAAATCATCTGGAAGAATATTTCTTTTCAATGTATTGCAGGATGCACAAGCAATTTGAATATTACTCAATTCATCTTCTCCACCCAAATCTAAAGGAATGATATGATCTAGTGTCATATTTTCCAATGTCAATTTTTTTCCGCACAACTGACATCTTCCATCAAACTGGTGATACAACATCTTTCTTGTTCCTGGACTTCTCTTTTTTCTTCTTGTATGTCTCCATACAATCTTTTTTGTTTTCGTATCGAAAATATAGTATCCCTTTGTTTTAGCCGGAGCTTTCTTCATATAATTTTTGGCTTGATTTACACTGTCGTATTGAATTGCCTTACTGATATCTTCTGTTTTCCGATGCTTTCCGTCTTCGTTGAAATAAATATAGTATATACCATTTGTAATTACAAGTGCCATGTTTTAACTTCCTTTCTCTAATATTCATTAGGAAACAACACTGTTGTAGCTAATCTGTCTGCTTCAGTAATAATCCATATCTTTCCTTTGCAAGTCTGATATGCTCCAATTAATCTGTTTCCCTCTATTAATGCTTGTTCATTGGCTGCCTTATCTTCTTCGCCCATTTCTCCCCAGTCTTTATCACAAAATCTTTCCAATGCCTTAAAGATTTCAATTGCAAAAAGCTTGTTCTCCAAAAGTTCTATGCTAATTTTCTGACTTACTACCTGGCTTCCAAGTGTGAAATATTTTGAACTAAACATTTTCGCTCTCCTCTAATTTATACAGCAATTCTTATGATTAATAATCTCTTCATAATCAATGAATCCTGAACCCTCTGAACCGTCATATTTCCATCCCCATTCCTCACAGACTTTCTCTGCTTGTGATTCTGTTTCAAGAATTTGAATTGTAATATTAGTTCGTGTTAAGAAAACTCTATACATCTTTTCTCCTCTTCTTAATGAGTAGCGGTCAATCAAATGACCACTAACTCAATAATTACCTTTATTTTATTTCTTCTTTTTCAAAAGCTTGGAATCGTCAAAATATTTTGTTCGTTCTCCACAAAAGTGTGTTCTTGGCTGTAATATCACACTCTTCCCAATTCTTTTAACTACTCCGCTCTTGTCTGTCTCAACTGCAAATTCTGTTATTGATTTTTTCATCTGCTTCACCCCTACTAAACTCCGAGATACATTTTCATATACTGATATGCAAGCTTTCTTGCTTGTAAATCAACTAATTTAATGTGGTTCTCAATGTCTGAACTTTCTGAATGGATATATGTCAACTTGTCCTCTACTGGCATTGTTGATATCAAATTGTTGACAATCGGATATACTATTTTTTTGAATACATCTTTGAAAAGCTCTATAAACTCCTGCTTGTTTGGAATATCGCAGTTCATATAGATCGGCTCAATTTCTTCCGTGTATTCCTTAAAAGATATGTAACTCTCACTCTTACCACTCATTTCTATAAATTCACTGTACATCATGACCGCTGTTCTCCTCTCCTAATATCCAACTGCTACCCACCAGGCAACCATTCCTACAATAGAAAAAAATGTAACTGCTGTTGTCATGTATGCAGAATGATTTAATTCTTTCTCAACTTTCTTTCTGCTCTTATGGCTAATCTGTTTATGCTGTGTTCTGTTCATCTGTACTGGCTTTCGGCAGATGTTGATAGTTTGAATCTTTGTCACTGGCTCTGTCGGCTCGATTACTGTATAAGCACCAAAATCTGCGATTGTTTTATATCTCATGTTCTTCACCCCCTTTATTCGCATTCAAGATAAATATGAAACTCGTTGTTTTCACAATCAACCATTTCAACCTGTCTGTCATTCAGTTCAAATGGAATCGAATTTCTGCTGTCATAGCTTGCAATGATTTCGCCATCGTCCCATATATACATATTTTTGCTTTCGTTCATTACTGATAAAATGTTTCCCGACTTCATTATTTTTACCTCACTTTCATTCTGTCTGCTGTCCTCTGCTTTTAATAGAGACTTGGAACTCTCACTGCGCACCGTGGTAGCATTACAGCTTGGCGGATTTCTCCGCCGTGACTGTTATTTAATTCTGAGGACTGAAAAGAATGTAACTTTTTCATATGGTTTCAAGCTCTCTCCTAAATCTTCCTCTAGTTTCTTTCTGTCAAGCGTTGTTCTGCTCTGTGATTTATAAGTTACTTTCGCATTGTTCGTAATTTCTTCTGTCAGATTGTGTTCTTTCATATAGAAAATGACTTCATTCTCTAATACTTTCAGCTCGTTCTCAGTCTCTTCTTTCAATGCTTTTAAACTTCTTAATTCTTCAATCTTCTTTTCCAATTCGTTCTTTGTAATACACATATGTTTTTCCTCTCTTTCTTTTTATAAGAGCTTTCAGCTCCGACAGGCTTTAAAGCTATCTAAGGTTTCTCGACCGTCTCATTATCCCCTTATCCCTCATCGGTATTACGTTGGTGTCTTCGGTACGCTTTCGCCACTTCGTTTTCACCCTTCGCTGTTTGCTCTGTTGTTTTGTTTGTGACTATATCTTAGCATGTACCCATGCCATTGTAAATTGACAAATCGTACAAACATGTACCCATGTTTTCGTTAATTTTGTACATGTACCCATGCTTGACATATAACATGTACCCATGTTAATATTATATTAACAAATAAATACAGAGGAGGTTCTACTATATGAAGAAATCAGTATATGAAATTATTACAGAACGAATTATTGAACAGTTAGAAAATGGAGTCATCCCATGGCAGAAACCTTGGACAGGAACACACAGCGGAGCTTACAATAGAATAAGTAATAAGCCTTATTCATTATTGAATCAGATGATTTTAAAACATGGTGGAGAGTATGCAACATTCAAACAATGGAGTGATTTGGGCGGTAAGATTAAAAAAGGTTCTAAATCAGAAGTAGTTACATTTTGGAAGATTCAGCCATATGAAGAAGAAAATGAAAACGGTGAAAAGGTAATTAAACAGATACCTTTATTAAGATATTACAACGTCTTTCATATTTCTCAAGTCGATGGAGTTGAACCAAAAGAGCAATTGAAAATATCAGAACTTGAACCAATTGAAGAAGCCGAGAAAATCAAAACAGAATACATGAACAGAGAACGCTTAAAGATATTTGAAAAGGTAACAAACAAAGCTTTTTACACTCCGACTTTCGATTATATTGAAGTACCGTGTAAAGAACAGTATCAGAATATAGAAGAATTTTATTCTACACTGTTTCATGAAATGATTCACAGCACTGGACATAAGAACAGGCTCGACAGATTGGAAACAGGAGCAAGCGCACACTTCGGAAGTGAAACCTATTCAAAGGAAGAACTCGTTGCAGAGCTTGGAAGTGCTACACTTGTCAATATGTTAGGCATTGAAACAGAAAAAAGCTTTAAAAATTCAAGTGGATATATACAAGACTGGTTGCAAGTATTAAAGAACGACAACAAGTTCATCGTATCAGCAAGTAGCAAAGCAGAGAAAGCAGTTAAATACATACTGAATGAACAATAATAAATAAGGGTGTAGTGTATAGGCTACACCCTATTATCACATAAGAAAGAGATTAAAAGAGATATGAAAAGAACATTGATAACATGGATAATAACAAGCATGATAACAGGAATGACAATACCGCACATGATAGATACTGAAAGCACAAAGACAGCAACACAAAGCAGACAAGAGACAACAACAGAAACAACGGTCAATAGTTCACTGAATGGAATTGATATGACAGGATTTGAGACAGAAATATATTATATCAATTCTGCTGAAGATTTCGACAGATGCACCTACGCAGTACAGAATAGAAATGGCAAGATAATTATTGAAGTCGTTCATGCGGTTGTTACTTCTGATAATGGAGATGCAAGGATTACAGCAGATGGAAGTTATATAAAATATTCTGCGGATGATGTAAAGATAGGGGATACAATGGAGACGGTATTGGTTTACAATCCATCAAATAATTATATTGATGATGTGATGTACAGAGCAGACACTTTTCTTGAGTGACTCTAACAAGCGTAAAAAAATAGGCTAAAGGATTTTCAAAGTCCTCTAGCCTTTTTCGTCTGTCTGTTCGTTATTCCACTCTAAGCATTCCTTAAAATTGCTTTTCTATAACGGTAAACAGCAACAGAAATTTTTGCATTATTTTGTTTGGTCGGTGATGGTTTGGTTCTTGTCTGTGTTGCTCTGTCTCTGCTATAGTGGTGCTTATGGTGCGAGGGTAGTTAAAATCATAGAGAGACAATCTGCTTTTTCAGATAGTATAATGTGATTCATCCACACACTGAGTCAATTTTTCGTAATAAGATATTCTGCATTGACTTTATATAAAACACCTATTCTCGCAGTTTTTTATTTTTACAACTCATGATATAATAAAGGGAAATAATATATAGGAAGGTGTTACATATGCGTATATATCATACACTAGGTGGACAGTATCTTATACATGACAGGGAATTTTCAATCGGTACAGTCGTACTACACCTAGACAATGGAATTGAAATTTTTTGTAACAAATCCAACTTCTATTCAAAGAAACATAACCTACATGTTTTATTATATCTCCCCGATAAAAAAACATGGGTTCAGGGTGAAATGAAAAACAAGTATACAGATCTCATGTGGGATTATTATAAGAAAAATGAGGAAAAAATAAATCCTAAAAGAATTTTCAAAAAACGTTATCAACATAAAGAAAATAAGCATGGAACGAAACGTGTTACTGTCCCTAAAAGTGTTCAATGGTCTATGAAGCATCCATTTCAGGGCGGTGGTGTTTCTCCTAGGTGAATATACAAATGGAGGCATATAAGATGAAAGTAGAGTTTAACAGGCTTTTTGAAAAGCTAAAAGCAGAGGGTTTAACGCAAAAACAATTTAGAGACTCAGCTGGAATTGGTAGTAGCACGCTGGCAAAAATGTTACACAATGAATCTGTCACAACGGAAAGTATTTGTCGAATTTGCGACTATTTCCACTGTATGCCGGATGAGATAATGGAATTCATCCCTGATGCAGATTATATAGAAAAACAAAAGGCAAAAGAAGAAGTCCAGGCACAAATTGATCAGCTTCAAGCGAAACTGAAGAACTTATAAAAGTTTAGCACCTAACCAGGGTGCTATTTTTATACGATTCACGCCACAAAATTGTGAAGTCAATTTTTCGTAATCATTAATCTCACACCCCAAGCTCTCGACCTTCTGTGTCTCATGGTTCAAGCAGCATCACACAAATAGGAGGGGGGGCGTATGTTTACATCCAGAAAAAAGAGATACTTATATATCAAGTACCTCTTTTAGAAAATGTTGTGCATCAATATAATTTTTCGCTCGTGTTGTAAACTATTTTGTTTCTTTCTATTATTAATCGAAATAGAGCCTTATTGAATACCTGTAACTTCATATGGTGTTGAGAAAGAACCTGATATTAACACTCCGTCTGCATTTTCATATTCATATGAATTAGTTACCGCTTTTGTTATTCCAGAATCATATGCAAATGTTAATTCTAATACTCCACTTTCCCCAGGGGCAATTTCAAAAAACGTAGCATTCTTATTGTACGATTTGTAAGATTTTATCTGCACATCGTCTATATTATATTCATCAATTGAGATTCCCTTGAAAGTAAGATTTTCAGAAGTATTGTTTTTGATTTCGTACTTTATAACAAAGAATCCGTTTCCTATAGACTCCACAGAAGCATTTACAATTTCTAATTCATCTTCGTGCCATAATCCTTCAGCTTTAAGTAATTCCTCTGCACTTTTCGCACCTCTTATCAGTTCAAAAGATGCGTCATTAATATTAAAACTAATCGTATCGTCTTTGTACTCAATTTCCCATTTTTGGTCATTTTTGTAGAGATAGTATTTTTCATCCTCGCATCCCCATGTAAACTGTGTTAAATTAAATTCATTTGTTTGTGATTCTATTGTTCCATCATCTTTGAAATTAAAAACATCTGGCTCTGAATACAACTTTCCATAAATCATCTCTGCCATTGTTGCTGATCCTGCTGCTGTAGAAGTCTTGTTTAATGTCCATTCTCCAAGCAGCGGTGATTCTGCTAAAACATTTCCTTCTTGATTGTTAGTAGATGGTTGATTCTTTTTATTATCAGAGCATCCGGTAAGCAGAATACCAATACCCATTATACAGCTAACTAATATTATTGCTATTTTTTTCATAATTTCTTTGCTCCTAAAAAAACAATTTCACCTTTTAATCAGACGTAAAATTAAGATTGATACTTTCTATATCTTGATTTTTCTGATTTTTAATTTTCATAATACCGTCGAATTTTTGAAAATCCATAATTTGAATATTATCGTTTGAACTACTATATAAATAACCTATATAAATACCACTTGAATGCGAATTAATAGTTGCAACCGAAGAACCATATACAGATCCATCGATTTTTAAATCTTCATCGCCCCAAAATCCTACAGTTATAGCATTACCCATCTTATTTTCTATACAGAAATTCATTTGATTAATATCTATACTATTAAAATATACTGCAACATTCTCGTCGTCATATACCAGTTTTTCTTTTTCCAAAGTAGAGTATGTGTTTTCATTTCCACCTAAATCAACATCACAAACATCAATTGTGCCTTTTGAAGATCCATCTATGAAAATATCTCCTGATAAAGACATTTTATTATGTTCTGGAATATCAATATCTCCCACTTGGACTATTTCTCTAGTTTCCCCTGCTTTTATATTTTGATCGCTACTGCTGTCTGCATATAGTGATAACTGCGTGCCATCTAAGCTAATATCAAGTTGCAACCACTCCACATCATATTTCGACTTATTAGTTGCTTCAAATATAATATTATTAGCTGTAATTTCTTTACACTTTAATGATATTATTCCATCTTCAAAAACCACTTTATCCACTAAGAATATTGTATCTTCCGAATCCATTGTCGCTTGTTCGATTTTGTTATCTTGGGAAGATACATTATTTCTTGAATGGACATTGCTTTCATTTTGCTGCTTTCCAGAGCATCCAGTGAAGAGAATTCCTGCTCCAATTATGCAGCTTGCCAATAATAATATTGTTTTTTTCATGACTTATTTTCTCCTAATCAATCAACATATTTTTTGTAGAGTATACAATCTTCCCAAGATTCTTCCACATCATATTTATCTTTCAATCTTTCATAAGATGTTTCAGTAAATGAGCCTTTCTTAGTATTAAAATACATTAAATTTGTATCATAATCTATTTCATCAAGATATTCCGCATTGGCTACTACAATATTTCCGTCTGCCATTTTTATGTACAACTTATCATAAAAATCGCTTAAATTATCGGAAAGATCAACCTCAGAAACATTTCCTGATTTATCACATTTTAATGCAAAAAAGTCTTCATCATCTTGTATGATAATCCAATCGTTTGTCCACATTATGTATTCCACATCATTATCATATGTGTCGTAAGCATGTTCATAATGGGTATATATGTC